CAATGGAAATACTTCCCTAACAGGAGACGCTCTTTACAAGTCATTCGATGGCGTTGTAAAGAAGGCAAAGGCATCAGGTCGTGTCGTAGACGCAGCTGGAGCCGCAGTATCACGTGAAGTATTCAACAAGGCACTTAAGGCTATGCCACGTAAGTACAAGCAACGTCGTGGAGACCTTCGCTTCCTTGCTGGATCAAACTTGATTCAGGATTTCCTATATGCTAACAGCATTGGAACAAACCAAACAATTCCACAAGATATCGCTTCAAGCGTTATCCGTGGTGGAGTTGCACCACTAGGTGGACCTGCAGGATATGTGGCACCATTCGCATTCGGTATTCCGATTGTTGAAGTTCCACTCCTAAACGAGACACAGACTGGTACATATACAACACCAACAGGTTCACATGGAGATATCCACTTGACATTCCCAAATAACGTAGTTATTGGAATCAAGCGTGATGTAACTGTTTACCGCTTCTTCCAGCCACGTAAGGACACAATTGAGTACACAATGTATACTCGTGTTGGCGTTCAGATCGAGCAGGCAGATGCTTGGGTAGTTGTAAAGAACGTTAAGGTTGCTTCTTAATTAATTTAAGATAAAACCCTCGAAAGGCCCCCAATTAATTTTGGGGGCTTTTCATTTTAATTTATCAATGCTATAATTAAAGAACCTAACAAAGGAGATAATATGTCATTTGAGACATTGAAAGTAGCAGAACTCAGAAAAATTGCAGAGGACTTTGCAGTTGATACTGATGGTATTAAGAGTAAGGCAGACATCGTTGCCGCCCTTGCAGAAGAGGGAGTTACATGGTCTGTCTATCAAAAGACTGTTAAGGACATTGAAGAAGCGGCAGATGAATTCAGCGAAAACGCAGAAGAGATTCTTCCAAGATTTGATCCAAATGCACAGCCAGAAGATACAGTTCTAGTTAGAATGACTAGAGAAAACTTTAGGTACGACATCATTGGATTTACATTTACAAAAGAGCACCCTTTTATTGCAATGACAGAAGAACATGCTCAAGAAATTTTTGATAAGGAGGAGGGCTTTAGATTAGCAACTCCAAAAGAAGTTCAGGAGTATTACAACTAATCTAAGCTTATAAAATGGCAGAGATATATGTAAACAGCAATTCACCAATCAGAACAAAGATCTACTGGGAGGGTGAATTAGCATCACCTACAGGTAACGTAACGGCAAAGGTTTATGACATTACTCAAAACCCTGCTAACGTTATATCTTCTACCAATTTATTACTTACTCTAACAGGAACAGCCGTTGAAACAGATGTCGGCACATATCAAGTTGTGCTACCGTTTTCTTATTCTGCGTATCCCAGAAAGCTAAAGCTTGTCTGGGAGTACGTAGTTTTTGGATCAACAGTCGGAACTCATACAACATATGTAAATGTTGTAACGCCATACATGTCTATAAATGAGCAGATCGATGAATTAAACTTTGGGTCGGACCCAAGTGATCCTAACTATAAGACTTATTCAGATCTTCAGATGGCTGAAAGATATGCAAGAAAATTAGTAGAAGACTACACAGGACAAGAGTTCTACCTATACACAGATACAAAGATTATATATGGAGATGAATCAGACACACTTCCCTTATCTTCTAAGCTGAATCAGATATATCAAATCTATTCTAACGATATACTTCTTGTAGACAACCTTGCTAATCCAAAAGTAAACAACTGGATTTACGATCCAATTGTTTCAGAGACAGGATTTGGCATAAGAGTTAATAGAGTAAATCTGCTAGATAATTCAGTATACGTTGCAAACGGCTTAGTTCCTCCAACAATTAATGACACATACAATGGAGTCTTTTCTAAGAACGTTCAATATAAAATTGTCGGTGAATTTGGATGGGACCTAGTTCCAGCTCAAGTACAGATGGCAACAATTGAATTAATGAAAGACTATTTTTCAAAAGATAAGGTCTGGAGAAATAAGTATATTAAGTCAATCAAAACATTTGACTGGAGTTTTGAATATAACAGCTCAGCATCCACAGGAACTGGCAATCTTTATGCAGATCAACTGCTTGGCCCATATGTTATATCTCAAATGGTCCTTATCTAATGTATGATCTTGTAGACTCAGTTCTTCCAATGCTTATTGATGTATATAGGCAATTTGAAACACAGGACCCAAATACAGGATCTTTGAAAAAAGAATGGCAGTTTAATAGAACTGTTTCATGCAGCGCAAAAGGAACTATCAGTAACTCTACCGCAACTAGATCAGGGGACAAGCAAAGCTTTACCAATAGGTATGTTAACGAGCAAATGATTCAAATAAGAACTACATCAAAATTAATATTTAGCGAAAAGATTACAAATATTAGAAATCTAGACGGAACTGTTATCTGGGAAGAAATTAACTTTCCAAGCAACACGCCAACAGTTTTTGAGGTAATGGGAGTTACTCCAATCACAGAACCGATGGGCGGAATTATTGGTTACAATACAACCGTTAAAAGATCGGAGAACCAGGTAATTGGACAATAGCCTAGCACTATTACAAGCATCCAGCGGTCTAGAAAGATTGATGGCAGGATCTGCACCAGGTATAATAAAAGACAGCACAGTGGCTCAGGTATCTGCATTCCTATATTATGAGGCATCAGTTATTGCCAAGCTAACAGCTAATGCTGAATTTAAGAATCTATTTAAAACTACTATATTTAATCAGATAGAAAAAGACTTTGGTCAATATGTAGACTCTCAGGCAAGAACAAAGCCTAAAAGCTTGCACCACGTATATGAGTGGAACAAGACTGGTAATCCTGCATTTAGATTGTTTGATTTGTATTTAATAGATTCAGGCGGACTTTCATTTAGCGTAGGACGTAATTTTAAATTATCTAAATCAGCAGTTCCATCTAAGAATAAAAAGCAAAAAAAGAAATATGTATTTAGCAACAAAGCTTCTATAATGGAAGAAGGAATGCCCGTAGTAATCCGCCCAAGGTCAGCAGAGCGCTTAGTATTTGAATTAGATGGTGCAACAGTGTTTATGCCTAAAGGAAGCTCAGTGACCGTCAAGAGGCCTGGAGGCAAGGCTGCTACAAATCAATTTTCTTTGTCATATGGAAGATTCTTTGGCGGGCAACTAGTAAACTCTTCAATAAGATCTTCTGGCTTTCAAAGGATCTTTAGCTCCAAGATATCTAAAGCATTATCTGTACCTATTAATATTAAAAAGGTGCAATATAGTTTTAGTGCTGGTAAAATAAGAATGCAGGCAGATGCAGCACTAAGCTCATCATTTGGAGGGTCCTTATGACAGCAGATTATAAAATAGACGCAATGTTTGAGCTTCGTAAATTCCTATGGACTCAATTAAAATTGACGGGCATATTTGATCCAGAGGATTATTACTCTGATAACCTAGGCTCCGATATAATTCCAATTGTTCCCGTTCAGCAATTGCCAGAAATGGATCAATTCCTAAACGGTAAAAAGCATATTGTATATGATAAGATCGGTTTGTCTTATGAGGAAAACTGGTTGATATGCTGCGAAAAGGTTTTATTTACAATATACTCAACAGACATAACAGAGATATATGAGATAAGAAACCTCATGACCGATCTATTTAGAAGGATGGACGAGTCTGCCAAGGACGTCAATTCTTTAAAGACCACAAATAAGTTAATCTTCCACAGCATTCATATCACAGAGACATCCCCTATTGAGCCTTCTCAAGAGCTTCAAGGGTTTTTGTCAGCAGACGTAATCCTGGAGGTTAAGTACTCTAGGGTGACCGATAGCCTAGGAAGATTTGCCTAGTTGCTTTTAAATGGCTAATCCAGTAAAATTGGACTAAGAGGAAATGAGCCTAGCCAGCTTGATTTAAAGTAAGTCAATATATATATATTTATTTAATGGAGGTTTTACAACATGGCACAAAACACAGGTAATGCTAGAAATATTCTTGTTGGTGCGTCACCACTGTTTCTTTCAGTAGAAGACTCAACAACATCAGGATATAACTCTAACTTAATCCCATCGTCACATGCTACATCAAACACAGCAACAGTGACACCTGCAGTTGCAGGAGCAGCAGGTCGCAACACATTAGTACCATCATTCAAGAATGGTGCTCCAGGATCTGGTTCACCAGTAACTGGATACGTAGCAGGAGAGTCATACATCAATACTCTTAATGCTCTTGATGTAGTTAACGCAACAACACCATTTGGTGCAGCTTACCGTAACGTAGGTTACACAAACAACGGTCTTCAGATTACTTACAATCCATCATACGGTTCAGTAACAGTAGATCAGCTTCTTGATACAGCTAAGCTTTTCAAGGAAACAATGGAAGTTATGATTGCAACAGAAATGGCAGAAGGTACTCTTGAGAACGTTCTTGCAGTATTTGGTCAGTCAGCATCAACTCTATCAGCAGACGGAAAGACTCTTGGTCTTGCCGCTGGCGCACTAGGAGAGGCTCCAGTTGAGCGTCAGCTAGTTGCTGTTGGACAAGCTCCAACAACAAATGAGTCTTCTAAGACAGAGCGTGTATACTATGCACGTCGTGTTCTTTCTGTACAACAGTCACAGTTCTCTTTGGCTCGTAACGCAGCATCAACATTCCCAGTAACATTCCGTTTGCTT